CTAAACAAAGCATAAGCCTCATTAGAGTTAGTTCCACCATCTTCACCACGCTCAATCAAAGCCCGAGCATAGGCACTTTGAGCCACTAAATAGTCTAAAACCTTGACTGAAGTGCCATCAGCAGACAGATTAGCCTGTGGGACAGTTACATCAAACTTCAATGTATATACGCCATCAGGAACTGGGAACAAATCAATCTTTGTGTCGCCATTGCCATCTACACCACTAAAGCAAAACTCTGAGGGAATAGACTGTGAAGGTGTACCAAAGTTGAGCTTGCGGTTCATGTCCGCAACAGTAGTGTTATCTAAAGTAATAACACTTGTGGTATTGATAGCATCGTTAACACGAAACTTCTGACCAACACCAGTTAAAGCATAGGAGCTTGTGCCAGAAGCAGTAGTAACTGTAATTGTTTGAGATAAGACATTCCATGAATAAGCATCTTCAATCTGACGCTTACCATCATTGACAAACTTGCCAATCAAAGCAGAATAGGCGGTTTCGCCAACAGTAGATACTGTGCTTTCACGCAAGCGAACTAACACATCGTTAACAAGTTCTAAATAGGTCATGTTCGTTGCGCTCCTGATACTTCAAATGTGGCAATAAAACTGAATGTACTTGCACTTTGAGTAGTAATTTGAATTCTATCGCCTTCTTCTAAAACGATATAAGCATTGCCATCAAACTGAAGGTATTGCTTAGATGTAAAGTCGTAATTAGTAAGAATATCCAAGGTTGTGGCAGCACTTGCGTCATACCATTGAACAGTAATGTGCTTAGTCGAACCACCAGTATTGTGAATGTACATCACAGTAAACTTGGCGTAATAACCCGTAGGAACTGTATAAACAGTTGTCAGCGTATTCGCTGTTGGGTTAAGTCCGACAGATACTGGTCTCACTTCATATTCCTCTTAGAGATCGCTTTAGCTTTAGCTTTAGCGTCTTCCTTGGACGTTGCGCCCCAAGCTCTAAGAGAAAGTAAAAGTCGGGTAGGCTTTCCATCTTTCATCTCAGCGCCAGGCATATTGCCCATTCGTGCTAAAAAGGATGCCCTACGAGGGTTATCTCCCGACTTAACTGGTGGTTTTAAATTGCCACCCGTTTCTGCATTATACGATGCTCTGCCTTTAGCATTCAAGCCCCCTTTGGGGTTTTGATGCGCTTTTAAGGTCATTTCTTTTTAGCAGTCTTTGCTGCTTGCTTAAATGCCGCCTCAGTAGGTGCGCCTTTAGAACCAACCTTACGCATCTTTTCCTTAGAACCAGCCTTAATGCGTTCTTGTTTGGCATTGATGTTAGCGTATAGACCTTGTTTCATTTCTTTTTAGCCTTTCCCGCCTCGGACAAAGCAATAGCAATGGCTTGTTTTGGGTTAGTAACGACCTTTTTATTGGTAGTCAACTTACCCTTGCCAAACTCAGTCATCACTTTGCTGATTTTCTTTTGGGCTTTAGTTTTCATATCAGTACAATATTTTTGCGATGATTGTTCCAGATGTATACGCTGTGCAATTGGCTCTTAAATACTTAGGAGCATTAGCCAAAGTAACAAATCCATCAGCCGTTAAAGCAGTGCCAACAGTGCTAAATGTTGTGCCATCAAGACTACCTTGAAGGGCAACAGTAGCAGTTGTGATACCTGTAACGTGCAGAATTGCTGGCATACCAGCATCTACCTGAACAGCCTTAGAAGCACCTGTAGCAGTAACAGAGCTAAGAAGAGTAACGGGAGAAGTTAAAGATGACATTATTTACCTCGTCCAGATTTTTTCATCATGTTAGTAGCAGTACGACCACCACGGGTAGGCATAGCTTTAGGCTTGCCAATAGCAATCATTACAGTAACGGGCATAGATTTCTTCTTACCATACTCTTTGGCTTCTTTTTCGCCTTTTTCTGTGTATGGGAATTTCTTGTTTCCAACTTGTGGCATATAAATCCTTATCGAACTAGCTTGGTTGCAATGAAAGAAATGATACCGCCAACAACAGAGGCGATTGCCATTCCAACGAAAAAGCCACCTTTAGACTTGTTTGCCATTTCTAAAAGCGTTTTAATATCTTGGCGAAGTGCGTGAACTTCTGCTTGAAGAGCCTCAACTTGAGCTTCCAATTTGCCAAATTCTCTTGGATCAATTTCCGACATTTTCAACCTCTTTCTTTGGTCTTCCAACCTTAGGTTTGTCTTCAACTTTCTTTGGAGTTTCCTCAACAAGGACGTATCCTTCATGACCTTTCATGCTATCAATATCATGCTGATAGGTGAAAGTAACTGTGTTTCCCGACTTTAAACAACGAAAAGTAGCCATAAAAACTCCAAAAAAAGGGGGGTATTAGCCCCCTTTAATTAAACTGCACGACCAATGATTAAGGTCAATGTAGTTGATGCCAAGTCTACAGAACTGCCTGTAGGGTTGTAAGACACGATAGTAACTGTATTAGCAGCTGAAACATAGGCTCTACGAACCAAACCTGCTTCAGAAACGCCAATAGACATACCGATAACCATATCACCCAAAGCAACGCCTGGAACTGTAACTGTATCTGTATCAGTTGCAGTAGTAGCAATTGATGCGGTATTTAGAGTACAAGTAACTTCCCAAGTGTCTGCAAACAAACCTCGGAACTGGTCATTGCCCCTACGGGAAACGACTGCTGTTGCTGCTGCCATAATAAATCTCCTTGATGTAAAAAATCCCCCCACCGATTAAGGCGAGGGGAAAAGGCAACTATTAGGCTGGAACTGCTAACGCAAATGCGCTAGAAGACAAAGCTGCACCAGTTGTGGCGGCTGTACGCATTGCTTTCACACCATAAAGTGTGTCAGATGTGAACAAGGTAGCCAAGTAGTCTTGTTTGTACTGAGTCTGTGAGCGGATGCCCATTTGCTCAACCAAAACCATAGAGTCCTTGTGACCCATCAAGCAGATACGATCTGTTGTAGAGTTACCAGCAGCAGTGTCAGCATTGCTTGTTGTGAACACGGGGATGCCATACAGTTGACCGATTTCACCATTACGGATTGCATTACCATTACCAATAAAAGCCTGTTCTGTGTAACGGGAAAGACCCATCAACGTATTGCGGCTTGAAGGAGGAATGATAAAGAAGCGACCATCCATAGGAGTGTCGTTATCATCCAAACGCTGAATAGTGCGACGGATAGCAGCATCAGTCAATGCGGAAGCATTGGAAGATGTGCTGTTATAAACAGTAGTACCATCACCGCCAACAAAGGCTTTGGTGGATGTATTGCTTGTCGCATAGTCGTTAGTACCGACAGTAGCACCATTGAATGCACGACCCAATTGGATCAAGCTAGTGTCTACTTGCTTGGCAAGCGCATAGCCAGCGTCAGCAGTGTAGAACTGGCGCAAGCTGTTCAGGGCTTGTGCTTCAACGATGTCCTCAATGAAACGTGAATACTCAAAGTGTTGGTTAATGTTAACCAGAACTTCTGTCTCAGTGTCGGCAATCAATGTAACGGCAGTAGATGCCGCTTTTGCTGTAGCTGAACCACGGGTAGGAGCTGGAATGTGAACAGTGTCACCTTTCTTGCCCTTGAAGTTCATCTTCATTACGATGTTAGCCAAAACAAGGTTTTTCTTGTAAGCGGCTACGATTTCGTCAGACCAGATTTCTGGAATGAACTTTTCTGCGGTGGTTACTGTTACCGCTGGTGTTGGATATGCCATGATTAAATCTCCTAAAGTTTAACGAACCCGACCCTCTTGATAGGCTTGCATGATTTCATCACTTAAAGCGTCATATCTAGTTGGGTCTTGCATTTTAAGCCGAATAAGGTCAGCCCTTCTATATACCTTCTTTGATGATTCACCAGAACCACCTACATCAACACCTACTGCTTTCAAGTTCTGCTTGCGAGTTACCTCGCCATCATCACTAGACTGCTTCTGTTTAACAGAACGTAACTGTTTATAGGTAGATAGCAATTCATTAGCTGAGTCGAAATCGTATCCAGAATCGGCTTGCTCAAAAATCTTAATGCGAACAGGGCTAGACTTCACCCAATTTGCAAAGTCCTGATCTTTAGCAATTTCGCCAAAGTCGGGATGTTCTTGCGCTAACCTTTGCTGAATTTGCGCCCTTTTCATTTCTAGCGTTACTTGACGTGCCGCTAGGATGTCAGGGTGATTATCAACAGTCCTTTGAACTGCCTTCTGCGGATTCTCAAAGAAATCTACTTCAGGCTCTTCCTGTCTAGTTTGTTGTCGTGAACCAAGGTTCTGTTTGATAAGTTCATCGGCTAACTTTCTGACCTCGCCAACTTCCTGTGCTTGCTTTCCAATTAACTTTTCAGCCTCTTGGTGCATCCTCACAATGTCGTCTAAACTTTTGTCCCTGTATTTCTCAGGAAGTTCAGGCTTTTGCTCGATCTTCTGTTGCTCAATCTCTAACTCACCCAACTCTTCTTTGTCATCATCAATCAACATACTTTTTCCTTTTCCTGCCGTTGTTCGGTTGTAGGAGATTCAACTCGGCATAATTGCTTATGAGTTGAGTTTCTGCTCCGCTTTCAATCTATCTAAGTGGCTCTTCTCGAACCTTCCATGCGATGATGGAAACGCTCCAGACCACCCTTCTAGCTTAAAAGCTGGTGCAGATAAAATGCGATGAGTCTCCTCACCACAATCACACACAAGACTTGTTGTCTCATAATCAACAAATCTCTCTGTCTTATGCCCGTTTATACAGGCAAATTCATACATTCTTCTCATTTAAGTCCTCAAATGCTCTTTCGCTGACTTGTTTCAAGTTTTTCAGCCAAATTAGTATTGAATACTCACCTTTTCTGAATTGTAGACTTTTTTCGTCTGCAATTGTTGAGATATTATTCAAAGGTTCAATCATTTTGTCAACATCTTCCATTAAATCTACCCACCCTTGAGTGGACATCATGGAAAATCTCTCTTCGTAGTACTTCTGAAGTTCTGGATTCATTGTCTAGTCATCTGCTTTTCAACAATCTTAGCCTTGTTCTGAATATCCGCTTCTTTAAGCATCAATTCAGCAACTTTGACACGCTTATCAAACTCTTTTGAAGCCAAAGCGTCATCAGTAGGGAGGTTCTTGGTATTAGCCGCCATACTCTTTGCTTGCAACTCAATAGGCATCAATTGCGCTTCAGTCAATAACTTTTGCGCTTCAGCCTTGTTCTGCTCTGCTTGCGTAGTTTGGACAGCAATCTGTGCTTGAGCCAGTTGCATAGCCAATTGTTGTTGCATCTGAGCCGCTTGTTGAGCCTGTGGATCAGCCGTAGCCATCTTGTCTAGCATCTCGATCAACTCAAATCTGTTTGACAGAGAAGAATTAGCCATGATGCCCTTCAAAATGATAGGCAAAACAGGTGTATTAGGGCCAAGAGTCTGCAAAAGTGCAATGAACTGCTGTTGCTCATGCTCTCTAGCGATGATACCGAGTGCAGCAGTAGGTATGAATTTCATGTCCACAGTAGGGTAACGCTCTGGATCGAACTGCATATAGCGATAGGCGGCTTTGGTGATAAAGGGGATCATGAAATCCTCTTGGAAGTTTACCAAGGTACGCTTGTATTTCTTGATAATCGAGGCAGTAGCCATCGAAATACCGCCCTGACCCGCATCTCTGGAGACAGCAGTAACCATTCCTTGTGAGTCAAGAGTGCCTGTTGCCATCAAAAGCATACGCTCAAACTCTTTGGCAGTTGTCAGGTTAGAACCATCAGTATTACCGAACTTGAATGGGAACAGAATCTCATTGGGATTGCCGTTTGTCAGGATAGCTTTACCTGGCTTTACTTCAAACTTAGCACCCCGTGGTAAACGGGTAGCATCCATAGCCATCATTGGGCTAGTTGTGAGAGCTAGTGAATCTAAGTGTGAACGAACTTGGGCATCTATAGCTTTTTGTGAGTTGTAAGCCTTCTCAACAGTACCACGACCCAACAAGCGATTAGGAACTGTATCGTCCTGATAAGCAAGGATTGGGCGATCCTTCATCATGTACGGGTTCTTTTCTGCCTTCAGAAGAACACCATCATTGGCGATCACTACGATAGCCTCAACCAGATCGGAATACTCATCCTGAATACTGTCTTCAGGGAATAAGTCTTCTACTTCGCCATCTTCTTCGTTTTCTAGTTGTTCAAGATACTCACGAGGAACTAAACCATAGTAAGTCAAAAGTTTAACTTTATCGTTTTCGTACTGAGAGACTTCTTGTGTAGGCTCTAAGTCTGTATCCATCGAATCAGTGCCAACCTTTACCTTGCGGTAGATGCCTTCTTCTTGACCTTTTACGATCTTGTGGATAGAGACATACTTCTCGATAGCCACACCCATACAGTCATCAATAGATGTTCCATTGGGGTCAAACAAGAAGTTACGGGGGTTAACAGGAACAATCTTGACTGCAATGCGGTCTTGTTCTACCACTCCGATAGCCGCTTGTCCCATTTGACCAGGTATTGCTTGAGTAGCGGGGACAAAGACTTTTTCTGTTTTGACAACAATCTCACCGATGCCCGTACCATAGATTTCTGCCAACAGTTCAATCTGGTCAATAGACTTGCGAATCTTGTCTACTTTGAAGTCTTCCATCAGTTGTGCTTTGATGGCAGCAACATCTAGGGGGCTTCCATTGACATCACGAATATCGTCTTGAATGTCAAAGAACTCACCCTGACCAAAGATTGCTTCCATGATTTCGGCATGGCGTGTCTCTACGGCTTGTTGGGTAGCGGGGGTAACGATACGGCTACGCTCGGACTCACGGGTTTTGTCTTGGGCATCCCATTCACCATTGAAGATGCGCTCATACTCTAGCCAATCAGTTAGGCAATTGACATCTCTCCAATCCCTCCATCTATCACAATGGTTGACAACAAAGTTAACTATCTCTTTGTCTGAGTCGCTAGGTTCTTGGAATTCCATTCTTATACCCCACTAATAATATCTACTGGTTGCCAATCCTCACTGTCATCTTCTTCCATGTAAGATGTAACAGCCAGTTGGTCAATGTAACTGAGGGAGTCAGGCAAGTCATCATGGACTCCTTGAGCAGGGAACAGGATTAACTGGTCTACAAACTCATCCCAATCTTCTTCCGAATTTAACACAATTCTGCCATGCTCGAACCTACCTTGTAAAGCCCAGATGATTCTGTCCGCTTTTTTTCTATTCCCGTGGGTCAAATCCACAATGTGGGCATAGGTGTTATTCTTTCGCATCAAGTCTGACAAGTAGGGCAAAACAGCGTTCTTTAGCGCCCCCCTCTCTATCCCCACACTTAAAGGGCGGTAGTCCCGAATAGCAATCAGTATCTTGGAGGCGGTTTCTCGGATGTCCCAACGTCCATGTTCAATCTTCTCAACAAACCACTTCCCATCGTCTGTCACCTTAACGATTGAGATAGCAGACTCGTCCAGACGCTTCTTTGCATTGGCTGCTTGTTTGGCAACTTCCTCAAACCCTGCAAGGTCAACAGCGATGTAGTAGCTTCCGTGTTCAGGACTAACCCCATATTTGATCCACTCTTCTTTGAATATGTCAGAACCCGCATTGGTAAAAGAAGCCATGTATTCTTGCTTGAAAGCAAAGCTACTAAGGGTTTTCTTGGCAGATTCAATCTCTTTTTGGTCAATCAAAGGGTTATCAGCAGTGGTGAAGTGCCAGGACTTCCAATCAGGATCATCCTCTGATTCACCCAACTTAAAGGTATCGTAGAACCAATTTCTGCCCTTCGGAGTGCCAATAAAGAGTGCTCTCCCCCGTTTATCAGACAAACTTGCTCGAATGACCTGTTCCCATGCCTCGGGTTTAATGTCAGCAACCTCATCGAGAACGGCATAGGTCAATGAGACTCCACGAAGGGTATCAGGTCTATCCGCACCCCGAACGTATATCCTAGCCCCGTTTATCAGGGTAATGTCTAGGTTGTTCACATGGGAAGACTGAATAACCTCTCTGCCAAGGTCTAGCAATAAGTCCCAAATAATCTGTCTTGACTGTCCCATAGTGGGACTCACATAAAGAACCGCAGAGCCTTGTGGACACTTGAGTCCCTCTATCAGTAGGGTAACTGCCGCCATACGACTCTTACCGCACCTACGCCCAGCAGCCACAACCTTGAACCTTGTTTGGTCTTTGAAGACTTCTTGTTGCCAAGGAAGTAGAGAGAAGTTTAGATCAGCCATACTTAGCCTCTACGTCTTCAGGCTCAGTGTCAATAATCGTAGGCTCTTGTCCCAAACCAGTGATATTGATGGTTACGGCACTTCTCTGACTCTTGTCCTTTTCAAACAAAGAAACAGGAAGAGTCCTATCAAGACACATCTTTAGAGCAACGAGTTGATGGGGATGCTCATCATTAAGGGCTATCTCAATAACCTTCTGAGCCACATCTTTACCCCCACTCCTAATCATCAGCTCTTTAAGCTCCTTGAGACGTTGATGGTCTGTCTTAGGTAGTACAAGGGGTGGATTGTCAGCAAACCTCTGTATGGTCATCTTAACGCTTCCCTTTGGTCTTCCTCTTCCTCTTTTTTCCATTTTGTCCTCCTTGGAATGGATTAGTTCATTTTAGCTTTTTCTGAGGGTGGGATGCTCCACAAATATCTACCAACCCAACCTACCCCCTCCCCCCCATACATCACCTAGGGTTTCTACCTAAGGGGTTTTACCTAAGTACTTACCCTTATAGGGTTTACCCTTACCTTGTCTAAATGCGAATGATTCTTATTTACGTTTCATGCAGTGAGAGTAGGCGAAGCACCATTTTTGATGTACTTGATCTAATTGAGAACTATTCGCGTTTACTCTCTCTTACTGATTCCCTTATGTCTTCCCTTACTGGTTCACTTGGATTGGGGCTGTATGTTTACCCGCAGAATCAATCGTAACCAATGCGATCTGATCTAAAGGGTTATCTACCCTATACCCTATCGAATGAAGATGCTGGTAGATGGCTAAGATGTTCTCGAAGCCTTTCGTTATGTTCCCCTTTCCCGCAGCCAATAAGATGTTACGCTTTGGGCTGTCTAATTTCCTGCGGAATTGGATTGTGTCAATCTGCGGATATCTTCCAGGCATTGTTTATTCCAAAAAATTGATTTATTTAATTATTGCACACAATAGTTCTAGGGGTAAATACTTATAGGGTTTTGGAGGGGTGTTATAAATCAACAACTTACGAGAGTTGGCACGATTCTTCCCTGCTATATATATGAGGGGGTAAGATTTTGCCCTCTTCTATCAACTTTAAAAGGTGTCAATATGGATAAAACAACTTACCAGCAAACCCGCAGATCAATCCGCGATAACGGGCTTCGCTACACCACATACCAGGCACAATGCGCAGGCAATATATCTGCGCTCTCAATTTGTGACTTCATAGCAAACACAATGCGACAGATTGACTGGCTGGCAATGAGACAATCATTTGCTCGTAATGAGCGGGCTTCTATAGCCTTTAAATTGACTACAAAAACAGATGGAAAGGTTTGATCATGGAAAACGGATTTTTAGATTATCTGGTGGCAATTGCAATTGGCCTGATGCTTTGCATTGGGGCTTTGCATTACTTCGATGTTTTGGTTAAATAATTTTCTTTTTATAGGTGTCAACAATGAAAATCACACAACAAGCTAAAGACTTAGCCTCCAAAACTTCGGACGCTTACTCCTCAGATCGCTTCGCTAGTTGGGAGGGTGTCATTCAGACTCTTCTCAACCTTGGCTACTCTGAGATTGAAACAGAGGCGATTGTTCGCTCCAAATGGACTCGTTGGGCTTGTGACCACGATACAAGTAGAAATCGTTATGGTCGCCATACATCTAGCGCAATGATTCGCTTTATGAAGGATACGCCTCAATCTGAGGTCACTGCATTGGTCAATGAAACTTTTGGAGTCTCAGTATGAAAACAAATTACACAATGACAAAAAAAGCCTTTGAGCATCTCTTGTTTGACCTTGTGACTCCATTCAGGCTAGAGGTTTGCCCATACAAAGAGGAAACTGACCGATCTGCAGAATATCCCACATTCACCACAGTAAACCTTTACTACATGAATGGTAGACACATCGCCTCTTGGCACAAAGGCAAAGCATGGATTTTCAATGACGTTTTAGAAGCTACAAAGGAATTAGCATGAAAGATATTACATATAACGGATGGTCAAATTACGCCACATGGCGCATCAATCTAGAGGTTTTTGATGGTATTGATGTTGGTGAGTTTGATGGTGTTGATGATGCAGAACCTGATATTTACAACATTTCACTTCAACTAAAAGACTACGCAGAAGAGTGCATCTTTTCAGGTCATAACGCAAACGCTCCTCATTATTGCAACCTCATTGAGGACTACGCTCGGGCTTTTCTGTCAGATGTCAATTGGTACGAAATAGCAAAGCACATGGTTAATGATTACATTTTGGAGAATCAAGAATGAAAAAGACAATATATTTAAGGGATTATCTTGCTGATTTATATCTCGATTGGGTTAATAACTTTTTGAGTATTGAGAGATTTGCAGAATATTATGGTTTAGATGATGATGATGCTAAAGCCTTGCTTGAAATAGCAAAGAAAAGCCATGAACAACGAGTTGAGTATTCAAAGTTTTTAGAAGAGGAACTTGAATGATTTACGCTTGTCTTGCGTTGATCTTGCGAATACTTACTAAACGATAACCAAAAGCCCTCTTCGGAGGGTTTTTTATTGCCTTGTGTAGGTTGGCATGGACAAGCACTTAAAACCGCCTAGAAGGGGCTTTTATGGCCTTTGGTGGGCATTTCTTCGCACAATCCTCGGATGGTTTCGTTCAATGCGTCTATTTCGTCCATTTTATTGATTGCCCAAGCCCTTCGTTGACCATGCCATCCCATCACTGGATTGCGGTGGCAATCGACACAAAGGGCAATGCAAGTGTACTGTAAACCTTGTTTATAGTGATGTGCCTCACTTGGGGCTGATGCCTGGCAAACTGAGCACGGGAGGTTTTTCACCCTTGCTAGGTGTAGTCTCTCTTTTGCGCTTAGTTTGTTGTTCATTGTGTAGCTTTTTGCTCTATACGTGCACTGTATTGGGCGGTTCTCCAGCACTCAACCTTTGCTTGGGCGGCTGTCATTAGCCAACGATAGCGTTCTTCTATTTCAACGGCTGCCCTGATTCCCTCAAGTATTTCTACATACTCAGGGTGAGCATAAGCAAATGTGTCCTGCTTTCCAAGCACTTCAGTCTTTGCAAGGCTTTTCAGTTGTGCGTGTTTTGATCGCCTGAATTCTTCTAAAAACATACGATCAGATTTAGCCTTTGCGTAAAGTGGGGCCGTTTTTATGATGAACTCTATTGCAAGTGTAGGCTCGTTCACGTTATCTCCCGTTCATAGTGTCGGTAGGTTGGGGCTACTTCATCTCTCCCGCATCGCCTACCATGCTCGTTAGCCTCTTGCAAAGCCTGAAAAGCCCATTTGCAGTTGGTACACACGTAATAGGGCGGGTTGCCTGGTGCATCTCTTTTTTGTTCAATCATAGGTAATTGCCCTTTGTCGAATAATTTTGGCGCAATCTTGAATAGTTGTTCTCTCTACTTGGGCAAATTCAGGTTGATCGGGCCACTCTAGGGTCATGCTTTCGACCAGCTTTGCGTCTTCCTCTCTCTGTTGTTTAGCAACAAGTCTTGCAAAGGCTTGTAATTGCTCGGTGTAAAACGAGTAAATGTATTCACCACTTGGGTGAACACCAAAGGCGGCAGTTTGCTTTGCCATCTTTTCGAGTTCATCTAGCTTCATGCTTGTCCCCTTGCTCGGATGGCTTTAACAATGTCTTGCCAATTCAAATATTTTGGGATTCTGCGTAGCGTAGGCTCAGTCCCACACGACACAACCACTTCATACTCTCCATCAGGAATTTCAGCAATCTTTGCACACGCCTCACGCTCATGCTCTGCTACCAGTTTGGCAAAGCGCACAAGCCCATCTTCATCAAACTTCAGACCGCTTACAGTGTGTTCTATTGCCAGTTTAACAATGTCGTCTTTGGTCATACATCCTCGGTTTTATAGTTGAGTTTGTGGTGCTGAAACCTCATTGCCGCCTCACACTCCATCTCTTTAAATTGCTCGTCAGAGAAAAGCCCAATGACATTGCGACCCTCAAACCAAACCTCTCTGATTCCCTCTAATATCCCGACATAATCAGCGTGTGCATAGGCGTAAACCTCTTGTTTACCTAAAACCTCTGTTCCAGCTTGACTCATGAGTTGGGCTTTTCTACTTTTCCTGAATTCCTCAAGATACATTCGGTCGGCTTTGGCTTTGGCATACAAAGGGGCGGTATCGATTAGGTATTGAATGGCTTTGGTTGGTTCGTTCATATTTTTAACTTATCAATGTACGAATAATATCTTTCAATTTATTTATCTCTAAGTCTTTGTCCTCAATAATTTTTTGGAGATCGTCAATAGTATTTCTGTTAGTCAAACCATTTATTGATTTAATCCTTCTTAAATTACAAAGCGTAACACCTACTGCTTCAGCCGCTTCTTTTCCTGTTGCATTTGGATTCAAGGCCAGATATTCTTTTATTCTTTTTGTAGCACTTGCTTGTGGCACTCCAATTTTTACAATTTCAGATTCAAGCCCATTTGCTTCAAAGATATGTTTTAAAAAATTAAACAAGCTGACTCTGGTGTCGTAATGCGGAATTGCACCATTTTCCCATCTTGCTAATGATTGTTGTTGAACAACTGTTTTTGCAAATTCTGAAAAAGCTGAACAAAACTGCTGTTGTGTAAACCCTAGTGCCTGTCTATCAAGACTCAGCGACAAACCCCAATCTTTACTCATGCTTGTCCCCTTGCTCGGATAAGGGTTGCGTGATAGTTAAAATCTCCTTTAGCAAAGTCCTCAGAACATTCGCAAACTTCGGCACACGCCTCACGCTCATGCTCTGCTACCAGTTTGGCAAAGGCTTGTAGTTGTTCGGTATAAAACGAATAAATGAATTCACCACTTGGATGAACCCCATAAGCGGCAGTCTTTTGCGCCATCTTTTCGAGTTCATCTAGCTTCATAAATCCTCGGTCTTGTAGTTGAGTTTGTGGTGCTGAAACCGCATTGCAGCTTCACATTCGAGTTCACGAAAAGCCTCGTCAGTTAGCAACCCGATGCAATTACGCCCCTCGAACCAAACTTCCCGTACGGACTCATTGAAGGTGTCGTCAATGTCTTGCTCGTATTCGTAAACGACTGTTACGACTTCGCTACCCGCACCGATTGTTGTATCAAATTCCCATGTGTTCATCATTAACTCCTGTTTAAAAATTAAATATTATCAAATTGTTTATGGTTTGGAATAGGGACTTACCCTTAGTCCAAGCATTCTTTTACGCAAATATCAACACCTGGCAGACTTGAATAAACCTTGGTAACGTGTATGTTGATGATCTGCGAGTCGTCATGGTAAACAACCCCGTTCATGCCATCTTCTACGCTTTTCAGGATATTGCTTGCGTCTGGCTTCTTTGTTGGCTTCTCTGACCCGTTAGAAATAGCCTCTAAACGCTTTTTGGTGCATGACTTGGGGATTGGTACTCGAATGTAAAGATAAAGGCTGACAGGGGTTTCCAATGGTTCGGAAGCACCCATTGCCTCGATTGCAGAATCCCTGATTAAAGTCTCATAGGTTCTTGTCTTCTCAGGGGTGTAAGTTTGCACAAAGTTTCCCCTCTTAACGTATCTAGCCCTTTGTTTGCCAACAGGGTTAGCGTCTACTTTAAAAGTTACCATGAATGTCATTTTAGGATTCTCCATGCGGTAGCTGCACACAAGGGGACTTGTCCATTTCCAATGGCTTTAAGTCTGTCCACCCTAGCGGCCACCCCATCAACCACTCTACCCAATTTGGGTTCAAAGTGCCACCAATCGGCCTCTGTTCCAAATGTTGGATTACGTTTGGCAATTGTCCCATGTGCGCTCTCTGACCATCCGCTATTTTTCTTTTGGTTGTTTCGAACCCATTTGCCCCTTTGTAGTCCCTGGTTGTTGGAGTCGGAAACATTCGTTGTCCCACAATAGTTTCTAGGTTTGGATTGCGTTTCTCGTTCCAAGCTGACTCTGGAGTTATCGTTGCTGCCATTGCTGAACAACTGCGAGGTGTAGGCCAGTTTTCCAACGATCCAGATTCTGTCCCTCTGATGGTTTGCTCCAACGTCCGCTGCTCCCAACACTCCCCATCTCGCATCAAACCCCATTGTGGCCAGGTCTCCAAGAACTCGTCCAAGTCCCCGAGAAGTGAGCATTGGTGAGTTCTCCACAAAGACGTATCGGGGTCGTACTTCGTGAATGATCCTCGCCATTTCTCGCCACATTCCTGAGGCTTCTCCATCAATTCCTGCTCCTTTTCCTGCTGCGGAAATGTCGGTGCATGGAAAGCCTCCAGATATAACGTCAACAATTCCTCTCCACGGCTTTCCGTCAAAGGTTTGAACGTCATCCCAAATCGGGAAAGGCGGGAGAAGCCCGTCATTTTGTCTGGCGCACAGTACGCTTGCGGGGTACTGCTCCCACTCGACTGCACAGACTGTTCTCCATCCAAGGAGATGTCCCCCAAGTATTCCTCCACCAGCACCTGCGAATAAAGCCAACTCATTCAATTTGTCCTTCTTTCATTTGACGCATATAAAACCTGACTCGATCTCTTGCGCCTGATCCATAGACCTTTTCGCAACGCTCAAGCCTGGCACGAACAAAATCGTTATCTCTGTTTGATTGCCAAGTTCGGTATATCTCCCTTGCTTCGGCTTTCTCTAAAACAACTCTGTCTCCTGCATTGGATATGTTTTTTCTACTGTATGCCATAGGTATATACCCTACTCATCTAAGTCACCAGTTAGGATTAACGCTTCAGTAATGAGACGTACGGGATATGGTACGCCCTCTTTTACTCTGTCTAGCAGTCTCATGGCTTCAAAGTAGTTCATGCTTTTTTCCTCAACTCAGCCATCTTTGCTAAAACTTCTAGGGGTATAGGTGCTGCTTTTTTCGCATCTTCTGCAATCTTCAGCAAAGCAGGGTCAGGCTCATTTGATGACGCAACAGTGAGCCTTACTTTGTCGGCAGGGTTTGGTTTAACAATCCACTCTGCTTTTAAACCTTGGCTGCTACGATTGCACCATTCAATCAAGAACTGTTCTAGTGTCCAACCTAGTTTTTTGGCTTCAACTATTGCTCCATCAAGAACTGTTTTAGTAATCGGGGCTTTCTTGCTCTTACGCAAAGTAACCCAATCATTCCAAACTTGCTGAGAAACATCTAAAGGACAAGCAACGATAGTTGCGCTATCTTTCTTTTTAGAAGGTGAAGATGTAGATGAAGATGAAGATGAAGGGGTTGGTTTTTGTTTATCCTCTTGGATAACCTTATGGTTAACCTTCAAGTTAGGATTGCCACCCAATTTACCACCTTCTGAACGCTTTTGTCTTAATTCTTCATCACGAATCATGCGTCTTGAAAATATTGCACCATTATCAACATCATAGACACCAGACTCTTGAAGTTCGTGCAACCAACCCTGAACAACCTCTAATGGTTCACCAACCATACGAGCAAGGTTTGATGGAAGGATAACCTTGTCAGCAACCTTTAAATATCCATAAGGCGAACCTTCGTGCATAAAGCAAATCATGTCGATCCACAATCCTCTAGCACCTGTTGAGCATGAACGCAATGCAGTGTCACGCAACCAATCACTTGGGTAAAATTGAAAAGATGGACGTTTCATTTGCCCACCTCATCTAGCCACTTCCAATAATCATTAGTTAACTCTTGACCTTTAAGGAACAAAAATTTATGTAACTGGAATTCAGGCTTTAAATTCATGCCAACAAATCCACCAACTAAGTATGAAATTTCTTCTTTGTTGTATGGGCCATCAATTGGCAATCTAGACATTACCTCAAAAAATAAATCAACTTCTTTTTGATGTTCATTTTTATGGCAACTCCAACACAATACTGTGTATTGTTTTAATGTGTAATCCCAAGGCTCTTTGCCTTTCGCATACATTTTGTGATGAACATGAAGTGTTGATTCGTTGTCGCCACATAACTGGCAAGTAAAATCATTATGTTCAAGAACCTCAAGACGTTTTTTCTGCCATAGAGGGTGTAATAGCTTTTCAGCATAAGTAGTTTTTTTGTGCATTTAAGCATCTCCGCAAATCTCCCAGAAAGAAACTGCGGCAGGAGGGGAGTTCTCTTTTCAGTACGCTCATGACTTCGTACTTAGCCGTGTTTCAAAACATTGTATCAAATAAATTGATTGTTGGTAATTTCATTTGTTGGTTTTTTGCCAAACAAACGAACAGCCTGGGCGTTCATAGAAGCATATTCAGACTTAGTGAAAATGCCTTTAGCGTTTCTGATGTCAAACGGGTTTAGCAGATCACGAGGCTCTTCAACCTTTTCAGCCTCAATCATGTGTGGTGCTAAAGTGTACTGAGAAACCCAAGAACGACCCATCTTAATTTTCCCGATTTTTAGTTTCTTCTTGTAGCTCATTTTTGTGCAACAAGCAGCAATAGATAGTCTTGGAATGCCAGTTAAGTCCTCTATTTGGTACGAAGTAAGTGGGCCATTTTGTAATGCTCTGATAACTGCTTCTTGGGTCATTTGTAAAGGTTCTCTAGGTTGATTGGTCGGTTTAGATGGAGTTCTAGCGTTCTGGCAAGCAAGGCTGTTACAGCCGCATCAAAGTCCTCTGGTTCGGTTGTATAAGCATCTGCCATTGTTTGAGAGTACCCAAGCAAGGCTTCAGCGCATCTTTTTTCAAGTATTTCAGTTTTCATACCAGTAGCCTAGCATGATAAAAAAGTTGCGTAAATTAGGGAAAACCCCTATGTAAAAACAGGAATCTATGTGGCACATTATCGATGTGGGCAAACAGTAACCCACGCTTAACAGGAGTAAATATGCCGATTCTTAATGGAAAAAAGGTTGTAGACCTAGAGATAGATGGAGTAGATAGCGGAGATTATCCAGACTTCTCTGATGCTTACTTTTCAGGTGGTTGCTATGAGGATGGAACACCATTGACAGACGATGAGTTAAACAAACTTACCGATCTGGCGGGTGATGTTCTGTGGGAAATGGCTTTTGAGAGTCTCACATGAAAACAGTATTTGTACAGTATTCTGAACATTTCTCAGACATCCACTACTGCCCTTATTGCCTGGCAATCAAAGGGGATAAAATAGTTTGCTGCCAAGAAGCAGACTTTATCGAGTTCAAGGATTTATATCCTGAACAACAAAAAGAGATTATTCAACAAGAGTTAAACGAAAATCAAAGGAGTTAATCATGGGTGTACATAAAAAGTTGATGGAGGCAAGGTTACTCTTGCAACACGCTCCACTTAAAAAGTCGGGTCACAACAAATTTGCGGGGTATTCGTACTTTGAATTAGGTGACTTTCTGCCAACAATCAACTCAATCTTCTATAAGACTGGTTTGTGTGGTGTAGTGTCATTTGGCAAAGAGTTGGCTAGTCTGACTATCACAGACACAGATGATGGCTCAGAGATCGTTCTGACAAGCCCTATGGCAGAAGCAAACCTCAAAGGTTGCCATCCAATCCAAAACCTTGGTGCGGTAGAAACGTATACCAGGCGTTATCTGTGGGTTTCAGCAATGGAGATTGTTGAACACGATGCACTCGATTCTTCTGCGCCTTTGAAGGAAGATAAGGTCATCATTAGCCCCACTCAAGGCGCACAAGATAATATTCCTCCAGAGGAGTTACAGTACTTGCAAGAGATGGCAGTTGAATTGATTGCTACCTGTGAGCAAGGTGACCCCAAGGCAGCTTGGGATAAGTTGGAATCAGAGAACCTAGATAGCGAACAGAAGATCGCTCTTTGGACTCTGCTTCCCAGTAAAGTGCGTTCAGCGTTAAAGAAAGCAAAGGAAATGTGATGGAAAAGAAGGATAACTCAGGCGTTTTGTTCAAAAACGACAAAAAGGAGTCAGAGAAACACCCTGATTACAAAGGAAATATTACAGTGGGTGGTCAAGATTACTGGCTATCTGCATGGATTAAAGAGGGCAAGTCAGGCAAGTTCATGGGTTTAGCAGTATCACCCAAAGAAGACTATCAGCCCAAACAAGCCCCTAAAAAGGCTAGTTTTGAAGACGAAGACCTGCCGTTTTGAGTTAATATAAACCCGAGGGGAGAGCTGTGCAAAGGATTTTCCTAGCTTGCAGACGAGCAGTTTTCCCCTCACCCAATAGGAGTTAATGATGAGAGATATTTTTAACAACATGAAAGATTCGATGGAGAGATTCTTTGGTACTGAGCCTTTTAAGTTGGTACGCAAAGAAGACCCCACAACAAGCCATCAAGCGGCTCAAGCAGTTGATACCACCAAGCTAGAAAGTCTTGTCTACGAGGCCATTAAGAGCCATCCAGATGGGTGTATCTCAGACGAGATACTAGAGATGTATCCAAACTACCCATATTCCTCTATAACAGCAAGGTATCGTGCTTTGTTAGACAAGGGATTTATCGAAGTTACTGGCGTCAAACGTGGCAAGTTTGGCAGAAATCAACGAATTATGAAATGTAAACAATGATAGAAAAACCACCTTATTCCAAGATTAGTTATCCATCTGTGCCAAACAAGGATTTTAAATGGTCTTCAGGTTCAGACGTTCAAGCTATTTGGAGAAAACATGGATGGACTCCACCCTCTGAGAATATGCTGCCACCCCCGCCTGAGAAGTATCAAGAGCCTTTGCGGAGAGTGCGGTAGTTACTTAGCCAACAGGTAAAGACCTATATTTGAACTAGCGTAACCTGCATAGACAATCGCCATGTGCGGGTTACCCTTCAAAAACTGCTCTACCGCTATGTATGCGTAGATCAAGCCTGTCAAAGCAATCAACCAAGCACTCAAAACGCACCTACATCAATTACTTCGCCTCTAAACTGAACCATGTCTTCATCAAATTTATGGACGAGTTCAGGCCATAAAAGCTGACCATTGAAGAAGTTTAACACGGCAAAACCCGACCTGTGATTGCTTGGGTTTAGTTCAGCATAAGTAAATTGTGGGCCGTCTGGTTCAGCCAATGTTCCAGTATCGACCCCGTATCTCACGCCATTAAAATCACTGAATGGGGTTACTTTTAACGAGTGCAGATGCCCCGTCACCATTGAGACCCCGCTTGAAACCGCATTGTTGTGGGTAGCATGGATTCCACCCTTATATCGGTGCTTGATAATACATTGCTCAGTAGCCCAGACTGCCCAACAAAACTCCCACTCGGTAATGTGGTCTGTCAGCTTAAAGCCTAGAACCTCTTTAAATTGTGGTGCGTGTTGAGCCAATCTATTGCCAAACCGAATATCGTGATTACCCCATGTAAACAGTAGCTTTACATTATGTCGGACAGACTTTGCAATCTCCTCTATTTCGTCAAGCGCACCCTGACAGGCCTTTAGCTCTTGGATAACAGAAGTCTGTGGTTGGTCAGTTACATCATGGCGTGATATAGATGCTCCATCAAACGCATCACCATTACATATCACCGCCTTGGGTTTAAACTTCTCTATAGCCCATAGAAGCCCTTTAAACGCTGTTGTTCGTTGACCAGGTATGAAGTGAGCATCTGAGAACACAATGACAGTCCCATCTAGGATGCCAAGGTTAACTTGTTTTAGTGGAGAGAAGGACTTTGGTCTTTTAGCGTCATATTTAGCACTACGAGAGTCATTACCGCCTAATTTGACCTCATGAGTTTCCTCCATGCTACGTCTGCGGTAGTTAACTGCTCTCTCAGTGATGCCTAGAATCTTTGCTATTTTTGTAACAGATCGGTGCTTGTCCCACAGTTCCATAAACTGCTCATCTGTACAAGAATTCATGTTATTACTTGATACCATTGGAATCCTTAGACAGTAACTTTTCTAGCAGATTGATAACTCTATGTTCTTGCATTTCAATCTCATCTTGAGATGATTTAGGGTCTTGAGCAACAGTCATCAAATCGTGCAGAAACACATGAAGTAACTCATGTAAAGCAGTCTGATCCAGAGATTCAGGTGTGATCTTCTCAGCACCAAAATCACCTAGTCTGTAAGTAGCCAATCGAGCAGAAGCATTAAACTCAACAGAAGCCATAGCAGCCTTTGCTGGTTTACTTCCTTTTTCAATTCTCCAATCACCCAGACTAAGCACTTGTTGCCACTTTCTGACACTTTGTGCGAACAGTTTTGCATCTTCTGGTGTAGGAATGTTAGGCATTTCAACACCTTATACAGTATTTATGACAATTTAATTTAAGAAGCAAGCACAAGTAAGGCGTGATCTATGTGCTTTATGCGGTCTTCTAGCCCTATAAA